CTATTTCTTACTCTAACATAGTGAGTAATTAAAATATCATCATAAACCAACGAAACATCAACGGGCGTACCAGCTTTACATTTATCTAAATGCCAACTATGAGGTCCATAAAACGTACAGTCAAACCCATTATCATTTAATAGATTACAAAGCTCTATGAAATGTACAGTCGATCCTCCTGGATTTGTCCAGCCGCTAACTATGGATATTTGACTCACTTCTGTTATCTCTTGGGTCAAATTTTAAAGCTTTAAAACATTCTTCATATAAATCTATCCTCTGATGTACAACCTTATTGATGTCAAACACCTCATCAGTGATCTTCTTTAGATTCTGCCCCATACGCTTTCTCAGGCTATGCTCCTTGATCAATTTAGTAAGCACCTTAGTCCAGACCATCTTAGAGGCTTTAGGGGGTATAAGATAACCATTCTCCCAATTCTTAATTGTTTCATCGTAACATCCAACGTTAGATGCCACAAGAGGGACACCGTATCTTCCACATTCTGCTACTTTAATCTCACTCTTAGAATCATTAAAAGCATTCATTTGTAGTGGAGCAATAGCAATATCCATATTAGCAAACATTCCCCCGTAGGTATGTGGAGGCATAGCATAATGAATACTCCAATTTTTCCGTCCTTTCATAGCGCCCACCAGATGCTTTTTATACCCCTTCCAAACATCTACCTGCCAATCATCTTTTTCTACGTTTGGAGGATGCCCATAAAAATCCCACCATATCTTTTCACTACCTACTTTTTGATTAACTATATGAGTAACAACAGCAAATTCACGTACATCTGGATCATGATGGATACCTCCTGCCCAACCTATTCTGACTACTTTACTGTCTGGCTTCCTGGGGACATTCCAACAAGGTAAGTTATAATCTATTGAATTTTTTATAACAGCCAAAGCTCCATTTATGTAAGGCTTGACCCTTTTCGCAAATTTGTTTTGTGTTACAGTAACCAAATCGGAAGAATGATACATATGCATAGTTATTTGTGATAATCCCTTCTCCTCATAAACTTTCTTTAGCCTATGATCATCATATAAGTCTGTAAGTAGATCATCTGTATCGAAGTGTACAAACTTACCAAACTCCTTGGCTTTCCCAATTATTCTAGCAGTATATTGCCCACCAAAATTACTGATATTGCTTACTACAACTACATCGCACCATTTAAGATTTTCAAACTCCCAATTTGGCTTCCAATTTCCTTTTCCTTCATCTACTCCTAAAGGGTTTTTATCCATCCTAACTTCCACTCTATCCGAACAGAGATCTTGAAGTTTTTCAAATGGCATTATAGCTCTATAGTACGCACAACCTCCTTCGTTAGCAGGGACAACTAATATTCGCAGTTTTTTCATGTATTATTATAGATAAAAAAAAGGAGGCACATTACATGCCTCCTTTCAACGGTCACCACTCTACATCACATCAACTTTCCAACTTCTTCAAGTATTCGTTATCCCCTTCTCCATCCTCAGAAGATTCAACGGGACGATCCTCGGTAAGAGGAAGGACCGTCTCTGCCGCTGCCTTGACATCAGAATACTCCTCAAGCTTCACCAAGCCGTGAACATCGTGAAGGGAGTCCATCCACACAGCAATGCTCTGATCTGATCCAGCAGCCTCAGGCTTAGGACGGGGCTGACTTTGGTCATACTTAGGCCACTGACCGTCCATCACCTTCACGATCTTATAATCGTGTCCACTTTGAAGATCTGTAATATCCCCAAAATCCTCATCAAGAATTGTTCCGATAATCTTCTTAAAGATCATCTGACCAACGGACAGGATCTTCACAGGCTGATTTCCAGAATCAGAACGTGCTACCACGTTCATGTAATACCGCTCTCTAGGCTTAATCTGCCTAGCCTTATTTGCGAACTCATCGTCCTGTGCGGTGGACTTATTCCACAATGCGTAGTAAGTGTCACACAGAGGGCACTCCTCATTATGTACCTTACGACAGTGATAGTTTCTAATAGTACCATCATTAGATTCTACGCGGTGGATCTTAGTCTCCGCATAAAATTGCTTATCATCATCGCCTCCAGGAAGGATTCGAACTAGATTAGTGCCTTCTTCCAGACGAAGAAAGTTATCGAGGAAAGATTGGTTAGTTTTAGCACCGCTAAGTTGCTCATGCTTACGACGCAGTTCGTCAAGGTTAATTGCCATTAGTTTCTCCTGTTTTTTTGGTTATTAAATCTGTTACGTACATTATAGACAAATCGACACGGGTTGTCAACTATTATAAATATTTTTTTCTGCCCTAGCATTAGAAGACATTTGAATTAAAGTATCTTTCTTGTGAGACAAGCTAGTCACGATGCCCCTCAACAAATCATACTTGGTTTCTAAATCCATTTTAGCTTCTAGTAATTCTCTATACGCAGGACGAGATTTTACATGAGCTTCCATAATCTTCTCTGTAATCTTCTGTCCTTCCTCAGTGCGACGAGTATATTCATCATTTCTAGTCAAGGACTCAAAAATCTCTAGATCAGCTTCTGATTTTCTAACCTTATTCTTACAAGTAGCCAATAAACCGTGATACCAAGAATACAAGCTAGCCTGTCTTTCTAATTCCTCGTCAATACTACCATTTATATTAGTAATTTCTCTTACAATACCAGGATAAGTCTCCTCTGTAATGCCTTTTAGATCTAGTTCTAAATCACTCATTTTATACCTCAAATACTCTCATTATATTGTTGCAACAAGCTCCGATAGCTCGTTACTCTCTTCCATTAAAGTCCCCTCGGTCATCCTCAAGGTAGAATAATTTACGTCTATAGGAATTACATACCTTTGCTTACTATCTCTAGCCTTGATAACATAACCTCTCATTTTACCATTATCATATTCTTCCTCAGTTTGATTCAAGGAAATTGACCAATCCACTGTCCTGATCTTACCGTATGAATCAGCAAGCTGTGCGTCAGTGATGAGATTCACTCTCCTACCTTCACGATTAACCTGAGAAGCAGTCCACACAAGACAATTGTATTCTACAGCGAGTCCTCTAAGTTCTTCCGCAATCCGCTGTTGAGCCATATACTCCTGCTCGATAAGGCGTACTGGGCGAAGAAGTTCAAGATAATCCACAATGATAAGGTCAGGTTCAAAATTGTCATAACTCTTCAACTGCACCAAAAGGGCTCTCAAGGTATTAACATTAGCATGACCTGTAGGAAACTCCTTAATAACCAGTTGTGATTTAGGAAAATGCTTCTTAAACAAATCTAGACGTTCATTCAATTGAAGCTGAGTAGAAGGCTCCTTTAACTTGGATACAGGCAACATTGTAATAATTGAATCAAACCTATTTGCAATCTTGTCCTCTGACATCTCCAGGGAGACATATAGAACCTTCTTACCCTCCATCATGGAAGCTACAGCTTGATTTACCAGGAATAAGCTTTTCCCTGTGCCAGCAGAGGCAACAACCATACACAACTCTTTTGCGTTATGACCCCCTTCCAAATACTTATTACAAACTGGAAGAATGGTTTTGTATTTATCAATATCTCTCCTGGCTAGTAACCGTTCCCATCTTTCTTTAACTGAGGAAAAGTAAACCTGTCCATTATCGACAGTCCTACAAACCATAAGAGCTTTTCTGATAGTTTCCTCTGTCTCATCCAGCCTATCTTCTTTGACTAGATCTACACACTTGCGAATAGCCTCTTTTACTTCCTGCTTACGAGCAAAATCTTCAATGTAATCCAACAAGAAATCTTTACTATCAAAGGCACTTACATCAAGTCCATTAATGTAAGTAATCTCATCTTGATAGTCTGACATATCTTCGGATACAGTCTTACTTTCCCTCACCATTTCAATAAGCACATCATCGGTAGGAAGCTTTAGGTACTTATCATGGTAATCCCTAGTTAGGGAAAATAACTTTCCATGCACTGGGAATTCAAAATGCTCTGGCTTTACCAGATTGACAATTTGTAGGTAGAAATCTTTATCGGACTTCAGTAGGTATAGAATAGTCCTTTGGATGCTATCTGAAAAGCTGTATTTCATTTGGTTATCTTTAGTAAATTGAGTTTAAATTAGGGGTAATGTCTTTGTGCGGATCCATACCTGCTCTATTATACCAATCGGTTGTGATTTGTCTAGCATTTTTTTTGCGTTGGGCTGTTTCTTTGTCTGAGCATCTCCTAGCCTTTCCTTCCTTGACCATCTTCTCAAAATCAGGAACTACCCTCTTGTATTGCCTTGCGCTCTCTGAAGCTCGATCTTTTGAATACTTGCACTCATTTTTTAAAAACTCATCAGCGGTCTCTTTTTCCATACCATCACGTTTGTATTTTTCTACTCTAGCTCTGTTAGTGTGAAAATCCATCCCTTTAAAGTGTAAAGATGGGGCAGTAAATACTCTATTTCTTCTCTTATTACATATAGAACATTTACTGGTTTTTGGAGGTTTGCTCATTGAGCCTTCCTTCTCCCAATAAACCTCACATTCTTCACATTCAAAGCTATAGAAGGTCATTAATCTACATCATGAATTCGTACCATAACTTCTTCTTCATCCATTACAGTAAATCCATTTCCTCTCAGATTCACAAAAGACCCCGCATGTGGTGGAACTAAAACCTTATCTCCTACTTTAAGAGTAAGACAGTCGGCACCAACACCAAATATCTTTCCCTCTATCGGCATTTCTTGAGCACCATCTGGTATAATAATACCGCCATCCGTAATCTCTTCTGGATTATCCAATCGAACCAAGATCCTGGTTCCCAATGCCTCAACTTTCATAGTTTTTGTTTCTGTCTCAGCCACATTCTCCTCCATTAATTGAACAATTAATTGAACAGAAAGATACATCTTGAACTTTCTCTTCTATTACAGACTCAACTGCCATATACTTTTTAATATTTTCTTCATTTAAAGGAATGGATTCCAAAGGCTCTTGTCCTTTAGACCCCGCTCTATAAACAGTCATCCCTTTTAAGTAGGGAGCAAATGCTAAAGCTGTACTACTTAACTCCTCACCCGTTGCGGTTGATGGGAGATTAATAGTCTTACTGATACTACTATCAACATATCTTTGACATACTGCCTGAACTGCCATATGCTGTTTTGGAGTTACATCGTATGCTCCTACAAAATCTTCTAAATTCATTCCTTTATCAAAATATTCTTTAAATAGGGGATCTACGACTATAGTTTCTTGCCAGGTATTGTTCTCACGATAACGTCTTTTATACATAGCCGAAAAAATGGGTTCTACTCCTGAAGAGACTCCATGCACCATACTGATGGTCCCAGTTGGGGCTATCGTTAGCATAACTGCATTTCTAATACCGTGCTCCCTAATAAGCATCCTGATTCTGGCTGGGAGCGTCTTAGCATACTCTTCCTTCAAA